CTACAATGATGCCTTTAATTATTTTTAAACGAAATAGTGTTGAAAAAGTTAGAACTATAGGTAATAAATTAGATGCTAATAATCCCAATAATATTAGAATTATAGAAAAAAAGTATTCATCTAGAAATGCTTATGATAAATTTAATATATTAACAAATCGTGCTCCTCAAAAAGAATATTATATAGTCATAATACCTGATTATGCTACTATTACTTATAGTTGTATAATTTCAACTTATTATGTAGAACAATTAAATGGAATAGTAGAAGCTATTAACTATGCTTCAGATTCATATTGGGGTGATCCTGAACGTTATAAATTTAAAACTAGTATTGATATAATAAATACCCCTACCGAATTAGTTAGTGACAATAATAGAACAGTTAAAGCTAATTTTAATATAACTTTAAATGGTTATATTATACCTGACACAATACAAAAAGATTTAGCAGGTTTAAAGAAAATTTATAGTACTGTAAAAATCCAATTTTCAACTGAAGCCATAACTGATTTAAATAGTATTCCAACTAATCCTAGATAATTAATTAGTAATGGAAGGAAGAGTTAATAGTAACCCCCAAACTGATGTAGGACAATTTCAAATTGTTAATGGGGGTTTATATATCCCTTCTATTCCTTTAGGATCTATTAATGATTATTATTTAGTAATAAATCCTGATTCTAAACAAGTTAAATATATTTCATTATTTGGAACATCAAGTATAACATCAAGTTGGGCTATTAGTTCTTCACAAGCCCTTACAGCTTCATATATAAATGCTTCAAATATTGCAGGATTAAATTTATCTCGTATATCAACAGGTAGCATAACCGCATCTGTAGATGTAGGAACTGATACTTTTAAAGTACAAAGCGGTTCATCTACATTTTTACACATAAGTTCAAATGGTAACTCTACTATTAATAATTCTCTTTATATAATACAAAAGGTTTCAATTGGTACAACCCAACAATCTGCTTCTTTAACTATTTCTGCTTCTTCGGCCGATGATGCTTTATTAGTAAAGTTAAACAATTCAAACGGAAGTATAGATAAATTTAAAATAAATAATGAAGGAGTAATGGTATTAGGAATGTTAGATAATACTCCCTCCGCTATAGAAGGAGGTATATTTTTTTCATCTTCAAATGACTACTTTTTTGGATTTTCATAATATTTATAATAAACAATAAACAATAATATATGGCAACTTGGAAAAAAGTTATTGTATCTGGCAGTAGTGCACATTTAACAGGTATAACCTCATCAGTATTAACAGCAAATAATATTTTACAAGCTGGAACCGGTGGGGCAATTCAAAATAGCGGTATTACTTTAAGTGGTAATACATTAGCATTAGGGGCTAATTCAATTACATCCACAGGGACAAACTCAGTATTAACTGGTTCATTTGCTGGTACTTTTAGTGGTAGCCTTTCGGTTAATTTACAAGATTTAACTAATGGAACTGGTATTAGTGCTTTTACATACGACGGAAATTCACCTGCTACAGTTGCGGTTTCAGGAGCTTCAGCTTTATCAAGCAACACATTAACTAAATGGACAGGTAATGCTTTTGCTAATACTACGATTACGGATGATGGTTCAAGAATTACTACAACTACCCCATTAACTGTAGGAGGAGCTATTACTGCTTCAGGAGATATAATCCCGGGAACCAATAATACTTTTGTTTTAGGAAAAGCTGGAAGTAAATGGAATTCATTATATGTTGAAAATATAATAGCTCAAGGTAATCTTACTATTGGTGATTCTCTTACAGACACTATAGAGTTTATAAGTAGAATTTCTAGTAGTTTTGTACCTAATAATAATAATGTTTGGGATTTGGGGCAAAGTGCTACTAGATGGCAAACTTTATATGTTAATAATATTAGTGCCTCGGGCAACATAAGTTCATCAGCGGGATTAATAGGTGCAACACTTACAACAAGTGGAAATGGAACCATTGGTGGCACATTAAATGTAACAAGTACTACAACATTAACCGGGGCCTTAACAGTTAATAGTACAATTTCTGCTTCAGGCAATATTTCAGGTTCAACATTAAGAATAGTAGGTAATGAAAGTATTGGGGGTAATTCTACGATTGCTGGAACATTAGATGTTACAGGAACTACAACCCTAGCTGGTAATTTATTAGCAAATGGCAATACTACTTTAGGTAATGCTACCACTGACACTTTAATTATAAGTGGTTCTTCAATATCTGTACCAAGCATAGCGGCTGGCTCAACAGATACTGTTATTATAAGAACAGCTACAAATGAATTAGCAACCCGTACTATTGATAATCGTGTTTGGGGCAGCACATTAGTAGATGCTTCAGGTACTCCAGTTGCAAACCAAGTCCCATATTGGACAGATGCTAATACATTAGCAGGAGAAGCTGGATTTACTTATAATCCATCAACTGATGTATTTACAGCACCCAATGTTATTGTTACTAGTAATTTAACTGTTCAAGGTACTGCTTCGTTTCAGCAAACAACAAACTTAGAAGTAGCTGACCGATTTATATTATTAGCCTCGGGTTCAAATACTGCGGGTGAAGGTGGTATTGTAGTACAGCAAGCAACTCAAAACGTTGGTGAAATATTTGGATGGGATAACGATGCATCACGTTGGGCTGTTACAAGTTCATTTACAGCAAATCAATCTTCATTTATACCTGATGCCTTTATGGCGGCTGTAACTACAGCTGCGGGTACTACTCCTTCAGTAGCTGCTAGATATAGTGCGGTAGGTAATATTTATGTATCAACAGGTGATGAAAGTATTTGGATTTATTCATAAAGTATAATATATTAGTTACGTGATAAAATTTATAAAAAAATTATTTATGGGATTTTCAGCAGCAAACATGATAGTGGGGACTAAGATAGAAAAACAACCTAATCCTAATGAACTAACCCCCCAAGAAATTGAGCTTTTATTATATGTTTTAAAAAACACTATGTTTAAAGGAGAACAATTAGAACCTTTATACGATCTAGTAATTAAATTACAAAACCAACACGCATCCAAAATTAAATAATCGTTATGTTTACAATTGAAGAGTTATCTGTCATTAGACAAGGTCTAGACTTACTTACCATTACTGGAGCAAGTGCTCGAAAAATGGTAGTTTTACAAGATAAAATAGAACGTGCTCTAGAAAAAGAAATTCAAAAAAGAGATAAAGAATTAGAAAAAATACAAGAAAATCTGCAACAGTAATATTTTTTCACATATTTATTATTGATATTATTGGCCCGAAAGGGAAGTGGACAATATTGTACCAACCATAATAGAGAACTATGCCGTCTTGGAAAAAAATTGTAACATCTGGCTCGAATGCCACTTTAAATTCGCTTAATGTAGCGACATCCTTAACCGCTTCTATAATAAGTGGTTCATCTATAACAGGCTCTCTATTTGGAACATCAAGTTGGGCAGTAAATGCCTTAACTGCTTCTTTCTTACCTGTAGGCATATATAATATAACATCAAGTTGGGCACAAAATGCGTTAACTGCTTCCTTTATAGATTCAGCAAGCACAAACGCATTTGTTCAAAACGGCAATTCATTTGGAACAACTGCGCTTTTAGGTACAAACGATACTCAAAACCTACAATTTGAAACAAGTGATTCGGTTAGAATGACTATAAGTTCAAGTGGTAATGTAGGAATAGGTACATCAAATCCTCAACGCAGACTACAAGTAGATGCGAGTGGTTCATCAAATACTGCTACTCCACTAATATTAACAACTGTTGATACAAATAATAGAGTTGGAATACAATTTGCATCATCCAGCATAGCAAGCGGTAGAACACATTCTCTTATTCATAGAACGAATAGCCCCCAAGTAGAATGGATATTAGGAGCTAGTGCTGGGGAAAGTGGTACGTGGCAATTTTTACCACGAGATGATAGTAATTATACTGTATCAGTATTAGCACCTTTTAATGGAGGAACAGCAAGAATACATACAGGACAAAGTCAAAGTTTATTTGCGTTAGGTGCTGGTTCTGCTGCTAACCATTTAGTAATTAGTTCAAGTGGTAACGTAGGTATAGGCACAACATCCCCATTATCTTTACTTCACATTTTAGCATCAAGTGGTAATGAATTTTTAAGGGTAACAAGTGGTTCACAAAACATACTAAATGTTAGGAGTGGTAGTGTTGTGTGGTTTGCAGGCACAGGAGTAGCACCAACCTCAAACTTTGATTTTGATATTCAATCAACAGGAACAGCAAATGGTGGAAGCGTAAGAATAGCAGGAAATGGCACAGTATATAGCCTTAGTTCAGCTGGAAGTATAGCAAGATCAGGCACAGGCAATAATGAAATGTTTAACATGACAATGGGGGGAACATCAACTAGTGTTATTCAAAACCCATTACGAATACAATTTGATGCCAACCAAAATGCAACCTCCGGTTCAGGTTATATTGTATTACGATTAAACGCCACTCACGCTTCTACAGCGGGTACAGGTTCAAAATTATTACAAACTTGGGAATTTGCTGGAACCCAATTAAATGTAGTTAGCTCATCAGGAGCTATGGGGATTGGTATAACAACCCCATCAGCTTCACTTCATATTAGTGGTGCTAATACTGCTAATCTATTTAGAATACAATCACCCGCTTCATCTTCCATTATGTTTGTAAGTGGTAGTGGAAATGTAGGTATGGGTTTAGCTACTCCTTCTGCTCAACTACACATCAGCGGTGCATCCAACAGTGTTTTACTTAAAATAGATTCACCCGCAGTAAATAACATAATTTATGTAAGCGGAAGTGGTAATATAGGTATAGGCACATCAACTCCTACTTTAGCTACTTTACAAATTCAAGGTAACGTATCTGCTTCATCGTATACAGGTTCGTTATTTGGAACATCATCTTGGGCAACCAATGCCTTAACAGCTTCTTTTGTAAACACAGCAAGTACAAACGCCTTTGTTCAAGGGGGCAATTCATTTGGAACAACTGCGGTTTTAGGTACAAATGATAACCAAAATTTACAATTTGAAACAAGTGGTTCGGTTAGAATGACTATAAGTTCAAGTGGAGATGTAGGTGTGGGCTTAACTAATCCATCTGCAAAATTATATGTTAGTGGAGCAGCTGCAGATAGATTATTACACGTCGGTTCACCTTCACAAGCAAATATCCTATTTGTTACAGGCAGTGGTAGAGTAGGTATAAACACATCTTCTTCATTAGCAACCGGCCTAAGTATATTTCAACAATCCTCTTCATTTATGGAACCCGCAACGGCTCCTACAGGAAGTGGTTTATATGTGTTTAGTAGCGGTAGTGGAAATATTCAACCTTCTATTCATGTTCAAAATATAGGAGATGGATTTGCAAGTATTAATTTAAGTACTATAAGTGGAAGTACTAATCCACTTAGAATGTGGAGTCTTTCAAAAAGAAATAATGCTAATAGCAATGCCTTAAATTTATATTATTACAACGGTACTACTTATTCTTCACCTTTATTTAGTTTTGTTCAAAACGGAAATTCTACTTTAGGAGAAAGTACTCAAATTACACTAGATGATCTTAATGGCTTTGTAGGTCTTAATGTAACTCCTAACGAAAAGGTACACATAAACGCACAACCAGGTGAAGGAAATTATCTTCGAATTGATGCCGATCAAATATCTAACTCTCCACCATTAGCCATAGGAACAGCTAAAACTGGTTATGGTATTATAGCTAATAGTTATTATTTAGCAGAACCAGATTATTGGATGGAAATAGTGTTAGGAGCAGCAGGGGGTGTTGTTTTAATCCCTTGTTATCTACCAGCATAATATGTTCATCAAACCCACACCCGAACTCCTTCAACAAATCAAAAATAATGGTAAACCCATTATCCAAATTACTATGGAAGAATTTCAAAAAATAACATCTGAAGGTAAACTATTAACAGGCGAAGAAGCACAGATAAAATTAAACCCAACAATATCTTCTAAAATTAATAAACAATTATCTCCTACTAATTTCCCCCCACCAACTAAAGTTAGAATATATGAATCTCCAGGTAAAGGTTTGGGAGTATTTGCTACCGAAAAAATATTAAAAGGAGAAATAATAGAAACATGTCATTTAATAACACTAAACGCATCTTTTGATTCTAATATATTGGAAGATTATAGATTTATGTATCCAAAAAATATAGGTTTAGAAATGGTTATTCCATTAGGATTAGGATGTATTTATAACCATTCAAATACCCCAAATGCCGATTGGATAGACCATCCTGAATGGAAAGCATTTAATTTTATATCTATTAAAGATATAGAACCAGGCGAAGAAATATGTACTTATTATGGCGGAGAAGAATATTGGAATTTAAGACCGCATACAAAAGTAGTCTAAACTAAACAATAACTTGGCAAAACAAAAATTAAATAAATAATATTTTTAATAAAATATATAATATGTATAATAAACAAACATTTAAATAATTAAATTTATGGAAAATCAAAAATTAACTGAAGAAGAAATTCAAAAACTAACATTACTTAGAGAAAAAAGTGATGCTATAACTGTTGAGTTAGGTCAAATTGAAATTGTTAAATACAACATTAAACAAAAAAGAGAAGACGCTGAAAGATTTTTACAAGAACTTAAAAATGAAGAACAAGAATTAAGCAAAGCTCTTATTGAAAAGTATGGTGTAGGAAACATTGATATTGAAAATGGAGAATTTATACCTATACAAAGACCTACTGAAAACTAAAAAGGTTTTTTAAATTATTTTTTCAATATTAATTTAAGTTTTGTAAAGAAGTTTTAAAGATTTTTATTTTTTACACAAAACTATAATATGTATCATTGAACTAAAAATAACTTAATTTAAAAAACCATGGCAGAATTTACTTTATTATCTCCCGGTGTACTAGCAAGAGAAAACGACCAATCTCAAGTACAATCCCAACCTTTAGCGGTTGGGGCCGCAATTATAGGTCCTACAGTTAGAGGCCCAGTTGAAATCCCTACTATTGTTACTTCATATTCTGATTATTTAAATAAATTTGGTTCTACTTTTGTAAGTGGTAGTCAAGTTTATTCTTACTTTACATCTATAGCTGCCTATAATTATTTTGCTAATGGTGGTGAAACTTTATTAGTAGCTAGAGTAGTTAGTGGTTCTTATACAAGTGCTACAGCTTCTATTAATTCACAAGTTGCATCTGCTTCTGCTAGATTTGCAACTGGTAGTACTGCTGGTACTACTTTAGTGGATACTATAACAGGAGGTGCTTATTATCTTGTAGTATCGAGTAGTGCCACAGCTACTTCAAATACTTTTAGATATATTTTTATACCTACTTCTTCTGGAAATCTTCCAGATGCTGGTAGTTTATTTTTCTTTGGTAGTGGTTCAAATCTAGCAGGAACTGTAACTAATTTTGTAAGTAAATTTAATGCAGTTTCAAGTAGTTTATCTCCTTTAACAAATATTAGATTTAGTGGATCTACTGCAGCTTTAACCATTTCAGGTTCTGTTGCTGGTGCTAGTCCTAATGGTGTAAGATTTTTTACAGGTTCTACTAATACTAATGTTGCTCAACAAGACACAGTAGTAGGTGGTGTAGATGCTATAAATTCTACTTGTTTTACTTTAAAAACTATTTCTAAAGGGGCAATTATGAATAGTGATAGTCCTGAAATTAGTGGTTCACTTTCTAGTGGTTCTGCTGCTAATTTAAGATGGTCTATTCCTTCTTGCACTAGTGGCTCTGGAAAATTTGATTTACTTATTAGACAAGGTGATGATTCAAATGCTATACCTTCAATATTAGAACAATGGAAAGATTTATCATTAGATCCTTTAGCTAGCAATTTTATAACTAAAGTAATAGGAGACTATGAATATAGTTACAACTCAACTAAAAATAGCATAGTACTAACAGGTTCTTATCCTAATGCCTCATCTTATGTAACTGTACAATCTGTAAATTTATTAACACCTAATTTTTTTGATAATAATGGCAATTTTAAACCACAATTTACTGCTTCTTATCCTGCCCCCTTCCAATCAGGAGGATTTGGAACTGCTTTAGGTTCAGGTATAGGAGCAGGAGGCCATTTATATAATGATGCTATTACTAATGCTGCTAATGTAGATAAAATTCAAGGTATTCCTAGTGCTAGTTATAGTAATATGATTAATTTACTTTCTAATCAAGATGAATATAGATTTAATGTATTAATGACCCCAGGTTTATTTAATAGCCTGTCAGGACATACAAGTTTAATTTCTAGTATAATTTCAAATACTGAACAAAGAGGAGATAATATCTATGTAATGGATTTAGTACCTTATGATAATACAGTAACTCAAGCTATTAGCCAAACAAGTGGTAGAAATTCTTCATATGCTGCTTCATATTGGCCTTGGGTACAAACCACAGATCCAGATTCAGGTAAAAGAGTATGGGTACCTGCTTCTACAGTAATAGGAGGTGTATATGCCTATAATGATAGTGTAGCAGAACCTTGGTTTGCTCCCGCAGGTATTAATAGAGGTGGATTAGTAACAGTTAATAGAGCAGAATTTAAATTATCTCAAGCTGATCGTGATAGTTTATATACTAACAAAGTTAACCCAATTGCAACCTTCCCAGGAACAGGTGTTGTAGTATACGGACAGAAAACATTACAAACTAAAGCATCTGCTCTTGATCGTGTAAATGTTCGTAGATTATTAATTGCTTTAAAACAATATATTTCTGATATAGCTAAAACATTAGTGTTTGAACAAAACACAGCAGATACTAGATTACAATTTTTAAACACAGTAAATCCGTATCTTGAATCAGTACAGCAACGTCAAGGTTTATATGCTTTTAAAGTAGTAATGGATGATTCAAATAATACTCCTGATACTATAGATAGAAATATTTTAGTCGGTGCTATTTATCTCCAACCAACTAAAACCGCAGAATTTATCTACCTCGACTTTAATATCTTACCAACAGGTGCTACATTCCCTGTATAAAAATTTAAAAATTGAATATTTATAAATAAATAAAAATATAATAATATGGCAACACTTGAACCAAATGAATTACTTGTAACCGCCTTTGAACCTAAACAGCAGAATAGGTTTATATTAAAAATGGATGGAATTGATGCTTACATCATAAAAGGAGTATCTGCTGTAACTTTAACCCAAGACGAAATTGTATTAAATTACATAAATTTATATCAAAAAGTCAAAGGTAAAACAAAATGGAGTAATATTACATTAACCCTATTTGACCCTATTACCCCTTCAGGGGCACAATCCGTAATAGAATGGGTTCGTTTGCATCATGAATCAGTTACTGGTAGAAATGGATATCAGGACATGTATAAAAAAGATTTAACTCTTCAAATATTAGGACCTGTAGGTGATATAGTATCTGAATGGGTAATCAAAGGTGCATTTATTGTTAATTCTAATTTTGGTGAATATAGTTGGGATAATGAATCCGCTGCCCAAAATTTAACTGTTGAAGTAGCAATGGATTATTGCGTATTGAACTTCTAAAAAACGCTTACATATTTTTCAAGAAGAGCTTGGCAACCCCAAGCTCTTTTTTTATATTATACGCATATTATAGGGAAAGTTCTTTAATATGTTCAACAATTTAAATTAAAAAAATATGACAACATTTTATTTTGTACTAGGTATGGTTGTAGTCTTGGTAGTAGCCGAGGTTATAGCTGCATTTATTGTAATTAAAACAATAAATTCATTAAAAGAACAAGCAAGAGATTGCGAAAATCAATTTAACGATGTGTATCGAAGAATTGATGATGTACATCGAAACACAGATCAACAATTTCAAGAAGTTTATCGACAACTTGATTCTCGATTAGATAAACTAGAAAATAGATTAACCCCAAAACAAGTTATAAAAGGATAAAGAATCCAATTAAAGAACTTTCCCTTATAATATGTATAATCAACAAAGTTACATTAAATAAAAATTATGGACCAATTAACCCCACTTGATCTTCAAGGCCCTATTACAGCCTCACCCTCCCAAACCCCTTCAACAGAAAATAAATTTAAATTTCCAACAGAAATTGTAGAATTACCTTCTAAGGGTTTATTATATCCTCAAGATCATCCTTTAGCAAACGGAAAAGTAGAAATGAAATACATGACTGCTAGAGAAGAAGATATTTTAACTAATCAAAATTATATAACTCAAGGAGTAGTAATTGATAAATTATTACAATCTTTATTAGTTACTAAATTTGACTATAATGATTTATTTATAGGCGATAAAAATGCTATTTTAATAGCTTCTAGAATTTTAGGATACGGTAAAGATTATAGTTTTACTTTTGGGGGTACAGAACACACAGTAGATTTAACCACATTAGATAACAAACCCATTGATGAAACTTTATTTACACGAGGTTTAAATGAGTTTATTTATGTTTTACCCCATTCTAATACTAATATAACTTTTAGATTAATTAATGGTCATATTGAGAAAAAAATTGAAGGTGAAATTAAAGGTCTAAAAAAACTTTATAAAAATAGCGCACCTGAATTATCAACCCGTTTAAAACATATTATAACCTCAGTTGAAGGAGATTCAGATACTAAATCAATTCGTGATTTTGTAGATAATTATATGTTAGCTCGTGATTCTAAAGCTTTAAGGGATTATATTAGAGAAATTCAACCTGATATTGATTTAAAAATTAATATTGAATTAGAGGGTGATATTCAAAATATAGAATTACCTATGGGGGTTAATTTTTTTTTCCCTGACGCCTGAAGAAGCTAAACAACTTAAAATTAATATATTTTCTCAAATACATGAAATAGTTTTTCATGGGAAGGGAGGTTATGATTGGTATAGTGTATATAATTTTCCTATATATTTAAGAGAATTTACATATCATAAAATTAGGACATTTTATGAAGAGCAAAATAAAGATTCTAGCGTAGAAAATAATGCTCAAAAATCAATACAAAGCTTAAAACAAGCGGGGTACACAAAGGAAAATATAGATACTCAAACTAGAATTCCTAATTATGTTACTAAAGCAAAAGGGGCATCAAAAACTTGATGCCCCCTAATATTTATAACATATAATCAAATTTATAGATGCCAACACCTACACCTCCTTCTTCTAATTCTTCTACTGATCTAGAGAAATATAACAAAATTTTAGAGGAATCTATAGAATTAGCTCGTAAATTAGGTGAGAAAGAATTAGAAATTGAATTAATTAATAAAAGAAGAACTAGTCATACAAAATATATTAATAATGATCTCCAATCACAAAACACATTATTAGACTCTTTAAAGAAAAGATATAAGGAATTAGCTAGTTTTACAGGAGATTTAGTTGAGAACTGGGCAAATATTTTAAGTAACATCAATAAACTTACTCCAGGAGTATCTAAATCGATTAAAGGCTTTGACCAATTAGAGGGTATTGCTCAAAATCTTCAATCTCATATGAAAGGGTTATATGAAATGGGTTCGTCGGATTTAAAAGTTTCAATAGCTAAAAGCAAAGCCGCAAAAGTTAATCTTGAACTAGCCGAAAAACAACTAAAAAACCAAATTAATTTATTAGAGGCCAAAATTAAAGCAGGAAATTTAAGTAAGAAGGAACAAGAACTATTTGAAGACCAATTAACACTTGAAAAACAAATATTAAAGGATCATGCAAACAAAAATGCTTTATATGATCAAACTATGGCTCATTTAAATGAACAATATAGACTACAAAAAAATATTGAGACAGCCACAGGATTAACAGGGAGAGCTATGAAAACCACACAGGGGTTTTTAGAAAGCATGGGAATGACGAATTTATCAAATGTATTTGAAGAAGCAAATATAGCCGCAAAAGCTACTGCTAATCAATTAACTAACGGAGGTGATAAAGCCGCGAATATAATTACTAAAATTAAAAGTATGGCGTCTGCTTTTAGAGTTGTAGGTAAAGCTATAGCAGAAAATTTGAGTAATCCTTTAGTTTTAGCATTTGGTACTTTTACATTAGCAAAAAAAATAATAGGGGGGTTAGTAGGATTTATTAAAAGCACTTTTGATTTTTTAGTAAATAAAGCTAATGAATCTATAAATGCCTATAAAGAAATAGCATCAGTAGTAAGTGCCGAAATACAAGGCATTGCTAGAAGTGCAAATTTGGGCGCTGCAGATGCTGCTAAAATATATAGTAGAGTAGTAGGAATGGGCCCTACTGCAGCTGCATCTGCTCAATCGTTTGAACAAATTCAAACAGCTTTAGGAAATATGGATGATTTAGGTAACGCTACCTATAATCATATGATAAAATTAAATATATATGCTGGGTATAGTGCCGAATCCTTTGCAGGCATGCAAAAATATGCTAAATTATTAGGGAAAGATACTAAAGAAGTATCTGAAAATGTAATGGATACCGCATTATCTGAAATTAGATCGCAAAAGGTAGCCGTTACCCAAAGAGAAGTATATCAAGATGTAGCTAAACTTTCTAATAATATTAAATTAACTTTAGGAGGATCTGAAAAAAGCATTACTAAAGCAGTAGTTACATCTAAAAGATTAGGATTAGCTTTAGAAGATGCTTTATCAGCTGCTAAAGGATTTTTAAATATAGAAGAAAGTATTTCAAATGAACAAGAATTATCATTACTAACTGGTAAAGAAGTAAATCTTAATCAATTAAGATATTATTCTGCTACTAGAGATGCTGGGGGCGTTCAAAAGGAATTAACTAGGTTAGTTAGTGAACATGGGTCAAGTATTTTAAAAAATCAATATGCAATGGATGCTTTTACTAAAGCATCAAATTTAAGTGAAGAACAAATAATGAATATATTAGCAGCCACAACCCAAAATGTATCTGCTATAAACCAACTTAATAAAGCAAAGAAAAAAGGATCAGATATTGATAATCAACAAGCTACATTTAGTGAAAGTGAAGAAATGAGGCAAAGAGGATTAACAGCTGAAAGAGCAAAAGGAGGGCAAATATTTTTTGAAGTATTAAAAAGAATTCAAGCTATTAGTGCTAAAATAAGTGGCATGTTTACTGAAGCATTTGGTAAACATTTTCAAACTTGGTGGAATGATAAAAGTACTAAAGAGGGATTAACTACATTAGAAAATAATATAACTCGTCTTTTTAAATTATTACTAGATGATGGGGGGGCAATAAATACTTTATTTAAAACTATATTCAATGCTGATGCTAGTGGAGGAGCTTTAGGATTTATTAATAAAGTATTAGGAAAGGGGGGTTTTGTAGAAAAAAATATAATGGCCTTAAATGATATACTACAAGGTAAAAAACCAGATGAAAATACATTTTTAGGGGGGTTATATAAAACTTTTATGGATATTAAAGGTTTTTTTGATAAATATGGAAAGATTTTAGCAGGCGGATTAGCTGTTAATATAGGATTAAAAGCATTTACTGGAAAAGGATTAGGAGATATATTTTCGGGGATTTATAACCGATTTTTTAGTAGAGGATCATCAAAACGCAATCCTATATATACTGAAGAGGTTGGTAATTCATCAAATCCAGTAAGTAAAGCTAAAGAAACATTAACAAGTAAAGCTGAAGGAACTGTAAAAGGTAAAACTAAAGAAACATTAACAAGTAAAGCTGAAGGAACTGTAAAAGAAGGAGTAGATAAATTAGGTCGAAAATATAATTATGATACTAAAACAGGTAGAAGAGTATCATCAAAAGCTAAAGAAACATTAACAGATAAAGCTGAAGAGACATTAACAGGTAAAGCTGAAGAAAAACTTTCAGATTCTGCTAAAAGTATAGCCGAAAAAGGTAAGGATTTAGGAAAAGCTATTAAAGACGTAGCTAAAGGAGTAGGTGATGCTTTAAAATCTTTAGGAAAAGGAATAGGAGATTTAATTAATCAAATTGCTAAAGGAATAGGCGATGCTTTTAAAAATGTAGCTAAAGGATTAGGTGATGCTTTAAAATCTTTAAGTGATGGGTTAGGAAAAGCTATTTCAAATGTAGCTAAAGGATTAGGTGATGCTTTAAAATCTTTAAGTGATGGAGTAGGAACAGCTATTTCAAATGTAACTAAAGGATTAAGTAATGCCTTAAAATCTTTAAGTGATGGAGTAGGAACAGCTATTTCAAATGTATCTAAAGGATTAGGAAACTCTTTAAAGTTTTTAGGTGAGGGATTAGGAAAAGGAATAAGATCAATATTAGAAGCATTAGGGCCAGGATTAACTACCTTAGGAAAAGGACTAGGTAGTTTTATTAGTTCTATAGGTAAAGGAGTAGGAACAGCTATTGGAGGAATCCTTAAAGGAATAGCAACAGGATTAAAGGCATTTGGAGACCCTTATATTTTGCTAGGAGCTAGTATATTATCAGGATCAATAGCTATAATAGGAGCGGGAATAGCAGGTGCAACTTGGATGATGGGTAAAGCCCTTCCTACTATGGCTGAAGGACTTAAATCTTTTAATGATGTAAATGGAGATAATCTTAAAAATGTAGGAATAGGATTAGCAGCTTTTGGAGCAGGATTATCATTAATGGGAACCGGATCTATTTTGGCAGCACTAGGAGGTTTAATAGATGGCATTGCTACATTTTTTGGAGGAGGAATAGAAAATACTCTTAAAAAAATTGAAAATTTTGGAAAATTAGATTTTGATAAAGAAAAAATTAAAAATAATGCTGAAGCTATAGCATATTGGGCTAAGGGAATGGCCTCAATGGCTGTAGGGGCAGGAGCAGGAGTTATAAGCTCATTAGCTAATTTAGTAAGTGGTGCAGTAGATGGTTTAGTTAGTTTTTTTGGAGGTGAACTTCCTTTAGACAAAATTAGAAACTTTGCTAATACCAATTTAGGAAGTTCTACTCAGGTGTATGCTAATGTAGAAGTAATATCAGGATGGTCAAAAGGAATGAAATTAATAAGTGAAGCTACAGGAGGTGGAGGTGGATTTTTTTCTACATTAAGTAAATTAGGTTCTACTTTAGTTGAGGGAATAATAGGATTTTTTCAAAAAGATATACCATATGATAAAATTAAAAGATTTGGTACTGAAATTTTAGGAGATCCTAAACAAATGCAACAAAATTTAACAGCAATTCAATATTATTTTTTAGGATTATCTTTAATTAAAGATTTACCTCAAAAAGGAATGCTCGAAACAATAGGAGATTTATTTAAATTTGAAATAGAAATCCCTACTGATAAAATTAAAGAATTTTCTAAATTAGCCACATCAGGTATTAATATTACTAATCTTAGTATAAGTAAAGATATTATTAATGCTTATATTAGTGCTTTAAAATCTTTAGATGAAATTCCTTCTAGAAATTTTAGTAATATAGTATTTGGAGATGTTAAACTTGATGCTGAACAAGTACAAAAAATAAAAACATTTGCTAACGGGGGAGATAATGGTGAATTATTAAAGGTAAAAATTGAAAATATTAATCATGTAAATAATGTAATTTCTCAATATGTTAAGGGTTTACTCGAAATAAGTAAAACCCCCTCTAATGATATGTCTAATTATTTCTTTGGAAATATTACAGTTCCAT